CCGCAGGGCGTTCAGGCCACCTTCGACTGGCAGGCCGCGCGCGACAGCGTCGTCGGCCGGATGTGCACCGCCACCCTCGTGAACGACGTGGAGAGTTACTGATGCTGACGCTCGACCTGACGAACGCCCCGCGCTGGCATGACCTCGCGCCCGGCGTCCGGGTGCAGCTGCGCCCGCTGACCACCGCGCTGATGGTGGCGACCCGCAGTGATCCCGCCGTCGAGGCGGTGCCCGACGACGCTTCGGACGAGGAGCGCGCCCTTGCCTTCGTCAAGGCGCTCGCGCGGCGCGCCGTGCTCGCCTGGGAGGGCATCGGCGACGCCGACGGCAAGTCGATCGATCCCAGCCCCGAGGCCATCGACGCGTTGCTCGACATCTGGCCGATCTTCGAGGCCTTCCAGCTGACCTACGTCTCGAAGGGCCTGCTGCTGGAACAGGAAAAAAACGCCTCCGCGCTCTCGCCGAATGGTCCTTCGGCGGGGGCGAGCGGTACTGCCAAGCCTGCACGAAAGCCTGCCCGGACTGCCCGGCGCGGCTGAACCGTCCGGAAACGCCGGAGGGTTGGCAGGTCTGGGACCTGGTCGGCCGTCTCGGAGGTCAGCTGCGCGTGCTGCCCGGCGCGGTGATCGGCTGGGACCTGTCAGCAGCGCTGGCGCTCGGGGACGCGCTCGGCGTGCCGCCGCTCGCCATTGCTGAACTGCTGCCCGCCGTTGAGGCGGTGATGGTCGCCAAGCTCAACGAGCAGATGGCAAGACAAGGCAGTTAGAAGAGAGTGCGACCCCGCCAGAGCGGGGCCGCTGAGCAGCTCGGTCGGGATAGGACGATCCGTCTGCTTGGGTAACGTCGCTGATAAGCCAGCGCGCCACGCCTCGCCTTACCGCGATCCCACGGGGCTTTTCAGCCCTGGTGCTCTTGCACTCCTATCAAGCGCTTCCCCGGAGAGCCGTGGTTATCCCCGCGCTGTGGGGTTTTCCGGGTCATTCAAAAGTTTGGTCAAGACAGACCTCCTTTCCCCAGACCTTTGGGATGTCTAACCGTAGCACAATCATCGCTAATGCGCGAGGACCACAGTAATGGCCGAGAAACGGGTCAGCGTCCGCCTCGCGGCCGTGGGCGGACGGCAGGTGCGCACCGAGCTGGAAGGCGTGGGCGAGGTCGGCAAGCGTGGCTTTGGGCGGCTCAGCCAGGAAATGGAGGCGGCGAACCGGCGGCTGGCGGCCTTCTCGCGCCGTGTGCGGGTCGCGTCAGCCGCTGCGGTGGCTGCGGCCACGGCGGCGGGCGTCGCCATGATCCGCTCCGGTCTGCAGACGGTGGATGCGCAGGCCAAGCTCGCAGCTTCCCTCGAGACCACCGTCGCCAGTATTCAGGTGCTGGAGCGCGCGGGCGATCTGGCCGGTGTCTCCATGGGCCAGATCGAGCAGGCCACCCTGCAACTGACCCGGCGGTTGAGCCAGGCCGCCGCGGGGACTGGTCCCGCAGCCGATGCGCTCGACCGGCTTGGCGTGTCGGCGGCCGAACTGCAGGCCCTGCCGCTCGACCGGCGCATCGCCCTCATCCAGGAGAGGCTCGCCGCGTTCGTGCCGGAAGCCGAGCGCGCGGCGGTCGCCTCGCAACTCTTCGGCGACCGCGCGGCGCTCGTGTTTACCCGGATCGACACGGCAACGCTGCGGCAGGCGACAGAGGACGTGCTCGCCTTCGGGGTGGTGGTCTCCGACCAGGATGCCGACCAGATCGAGCACACCAATGACGCGATTTCCCGGCTTGGGTTGATCTGGCGCGGGCTCTCGAACCAGCTGGCGGTCGCCGCGGCGCCTGCGCTGGAAACCGTCGCCGAGGCCATGGCGGCCGTGGCGCGCACCACCGGGCCGCTCGGCATTGCCATTCATGGCCTCTTCGCCAACCTCGGCCGGCTGACGACCTATGCCGCGAGCTTCGCCGCCTTCCTCGCGGGCCGCTGGGTGGCCGGGCTGGCGGCCGCCGCGCTGTCGGTGCGCGGCCTCGCCACCACGCTCGTTGTCCTGCGCGGCGCGCTCGTTCGCACCGGTATCGGCGCGCTGATCGTCGGCGCGGGCGAGCTGGTCTACCAGTTCACCCGTCTCGTGCAGGGCGCTGGCGGTTTCGGCAACGCCATGAGCCTGCTCGGGGACCTCGCCGTCGAGGCCTGGGACCGCGTCTCGCTGAGCGCGCGCGCCGCCTGGGCGCGCGTCGAGGCGGGCTGGGCCTCGGCGCAGGCGGTGATCTACGACGGCCTGCAGGGCGCCACGGACGCGGTGGTGGGCTGGGGCAACAGCGCGGTCGGGACGTTCCAGGGTGCCTTCGATGCGGTCAGGGCGACCTGGGGCATGCTGCCCCGGGCGATCGGGGATTTCGTCTTCCAGGCGGCCAACGGGCTGATCGGCGGCGTCGAGTCGATGCTCAACGCGGTTGTCACCCGCATCAACGCATTCATCGAGACGCTCAACAGCGCGCTGGCACGGCTTCCGGATTGGGCGACGGGCGAAGGCGGTGTCCGCATCGGCACGCTGGATCCTGTCGCGCTGGGCGGGATCGAGAACCCTTATGCCGGCGCTGCCGCCGCCGCTGGCAACGCGGCTGGCGATGCCTTCCGCGCGGCCATGGGCCGCACCTATCTCGAGTCGCCGAACCTCTTCGGCGGCATGGCCGACGCCGCGCGCGGGCGGGCTGCGGAATATACAGAGGCGGCTGGGATGCTCTCGGACGCTGCTTTCCGCCCCATGACAGCATGGCAGGCGCTCAAGGATGCCGTGGCTGGAACAGAGTCTGCGCTTGGCGAGACCGCAAAGACCGCATCCGATGTTTCCCGGTCCCTCGACGATACGGCCGCCGCAGGCGGACGCGCCGGTGGCGCGGGGAAGAAAGCGGCGCAGGAAACGAAAACGGGATGGGAGGCGGTGGTCGCGACGCTCTCCGACTACGCCACGAAGGCGCGCGACATCGGCGGCGACATCGGCCAGAGCCTCGTCGGGGCCTTCCGCTCGGCCGGGAACGCCGTGGGCGAGTTCGTGAAGACCGGCAAGCTGAACTTTCGCGATCTGGTCACCTCGCTGCTGGCGGACCTCGCGAAACTCGCGGCGCGCCGGTTCATCCTCGGGCCGGTCGCGGGTGCGCTCTCCGGCGTGCTCGGCAAACTGGGCGGCGGGATATTCGCCAATGTCCTGCATGCGGGCGGGATGGTGGGAGCCGCAGGCCCCGCGCGTTTGGTGCCCGCCACGGCCTTCGCCGCCGCGGCGCGCATGCATGGCGGTGGCTGGGCCGGCCTAAAATCAGACGAGGTGCCAGCCATCCTCCAGCGAGGCGAGCGTGTCATGTCACGCCGGGAAACAGCGAACTATGACCCTGCAGGACGATCGACCATCAACATCACCATCAACGCGCGCGACGCAGAAAGCTTTCGCCAGTCCCGCACGCAGATCGCCAGTGACATAGCCCGCGCGGTATCACTTGGCCGGAGAGGAATGTGATGACATTCCATGAAGTCCGGTTTCCCGACAACATCAGTCGCGGAGCGCGGGGCGGGCCGGAGCGGCGCACGCAGATCGTCGAGCTCGCCTCGGGCGACGAGGAGCGCAACGCGAGCTGGATCAACTCGCGCCGCCGCTTTGACGTCGCCTACGGCATCCGGAGAGCTGACGACCTGGCGGCCGTGGTCGCTTTCTTCGAGGCGCGCAACGGGCGCCTGTATGGGTTTCGCTTCAAGGACTGGGGCGACTACAAGTCGGGACTGCCCTCGCAGCCGGTCACCCCCAGCGATCAGCCCATCGGCACGGGCGATGGCACCACCACCGCCTTCCAGCTGGTGAAGCGCTACGCCTCCGGTGCGCAGTCCTGGACGCGCAGCATCGCCAAGCCGGTGGCAGGCAGCGTGCGCGTCGCCCTCGGTGGCGTCGAGCAGCCTTCCGGCTGGTCGGTCGACACGACCACCGGCGTCGTCACCTTCGATGCTGCTCCGGCAGCGGGTGCCGCGATCACCGCGGGCTTCGCCTTCGACGTCCCCGTCCGCTTCGACACCGACGCGCTCGACGTGACGCTCGACCTCGAGCGGCTCGGCTCGATCACCTCCATACCGTTGCTGGAGATCCGGCGATGAACGACACCGGCAGCTTTGTCGCCGCCGTGCTGCGCGAGCTCGCGGCCTCGACCGCCGTGATCCTCGCCGCCTGGGGCGCGCTCGGCGGCGCCACGAACGCGCTGACCACCAAGATGCGGCTGCGCGATGCGCTGCGGCACATCCTGCTCGGCGGGCTGATCGCGGCCGGGATGGGCAGCCTCTCTATGGCCGTGATCACCGCCTGGCTCGGCCTGCCGCCCGAGGCGATCCCGGCGGGCGGGGCGGCGGGCTCGGCCGCCTATCTCGTCGGCGTCTTCGGGCCGGCCTTCATCGAGATGCTGCTCGCCCGCC